ACGACCGCCGAGGCTCATGTACCCGCGTTCCTCCACGGTTTCGCGGTTCGCATCGGACGAGAGACGCCCACCCCCAAAGACGGCCTTTGGGAGCACCTCTACCATTTGGGTGCCATGGGTGGGTCGGCCCTGTCTGCGTTCCACGTGGATGAGATTGTGGTCACATCTGAGATCATAGCCGCTTGGCTCGAGAAGTTCCCTGCGAACCAAAGAACCAAATTCACCAATGCCATTGAGGAGTTGCGCAATCGCGACCTCAACAGCTCCGATCTCCGTGGCTCCGCGATGATAAAAGTCGAAAAATCGGGGATGTGCACGGCTGCGGGGCCGCCCAACATTGATGAACGCCTGGTCGTGGCCTACAAGCCCACGTACACGGTGACAACCGGGCCTTACGACTGGACCTACGCCAAGATGATACGCAAACGGCTCTCCGTTTGCACTGAGTCTCCCATGGTCTGGGTCAATGGGCCTGATGCAACTGCCGAAAATTTTGGCGGTTGGCTGGACGACGCTATTTCCTGTGTCACGGGTGTTTGTGGACGTGCTTACGTTTACTGCGGGGACGAGAACAAGTTTGAAACTCGACGGACCCGCGACATCTTTGACTACGAGATGCGTCTCACCACCGATAAAGTCGACAACCCCGACTATAAATTCTGCCGCCTCGGGAGCCAAACGCTCGCGGGCCGTGGACAAAGGGTAGACGTGGTTTACTCAACCGAGTATAAGCTGGGGTCCGGAACCTCCGCCACCTCCGTGAGTTCAATTCTCAGGAACCTCACGGGTAAGGTCCACGCTTTTGGGGAGCCTCGCCGCGGCCATCTACACATAGCCGGCAACGGCGACGACTGGGCTGTCATCTCGGGACACCCAGTTGAGCCCGCGACTTTCCACGCTCGCGAGCTGGAAGTTGGCTTCATCTCCGACTTCGCTGAGGCCAAGAATCTCGGTGAACTCGAGTTTTGCCAGACCATTCCATGGCAGGTTGAGGGGGCCACCATTTGGGGCCCCAAGCTCGGGCGGGTGCTTTCGCGCCTCCCCTGGAGCACCTCCAGTAGCAAGGATGATCCTCGGGGCGTAGCCCTCGGCATGGAGCTTTCTTGCGCGCACATCCCGTTTCTGCGTGAGTACCTTGAGTGTGTCAAGCGTTTATCTCCTGGGGTTACCCCCGTGGAGTACGACCACCACATACGAGCCTCCCACCCTCATGAGCCGGATGCGTCCACTTACGCTTTCTTGATGTTGCGGTATGGGCTCACCCACGCCGACCTCACCGAGTTTGTCGATTTGTTGGACTGCGCCACTGAGCTCGGGACCGTCCTTAATTGGACTCATCTCGAGCGCGTCGTTGCGATCGACGAATGACCGCCATCTCTCCCCCTCTTCGGGCCCGACTGAAGTGCAGCTGACAACTGCCGCCCTAGTTCGGTGAAATTCGTCCAGCGATGGGTTTGCGCAAAGCGCCCTAGACACACACTCGTCTCAGTGATCATCGCTTTTCACCGCAGTGCTCTTCATGAGCAATCGTGCCACCAACACGCCTCACAATGTGGGCCTCCGCGCGCGCACCAGTAATGGCGCAATGCGAGCAAGCGGCTCACGCCAACGTCGTCGGGCAGCTCGTAAGGGACCTCGCATCCCTTACCCAGTCGTTGTCCGACGTGGCCCTCAGCCTCGACTTCGCGGCCGCAACAGCATCTCAAGTGCTTTCCAGGCACTTGGCCCGCGAATCTGTTCCCTCATCGACCCTTTCTGCCCCGCCGCCAAAGGATCACTCTACCCCGACGACACCATCGGAGGACGAGTGGCCCTGCAGCTGCGGGCTGCTGGGCCTGGGGCGACCGACGCAAATGGGACACAGGCCTTCGCCTACATGCCCAGCCTTGACTACGGCTGGACAAACGTCGGTTCAACCACGGGCGTCTTCACCTGGCCTTCCAACTGGAACGTCTACTCCCAGGCCGGCAACGCGGCGACCTACGGCAGTCAGTACCGAATCAATTCGTTCGGAATCTGCGTCCGTAGCATCCAAGCCGTCAACACCACTTCTGGTTACCTCGTACTCACCGAGTGCAACGGAGTGAAACCCGGGGGAACTCTTCCCGTCGGGCAACTGCAGGGGACCAACGTGTTCACCTGCCCCCTCTCCCCCGGCCTCGAGGTCTGCTGGTTCTCTAACCCGCAAGGCCCCCAGGCCCACGTCTGGCAAGCCTGGAACACTTCAACCACCTTCTTGTACA